ACTCTTATCGGCAAGAGATTTCCCTCCCTGTGATCCTAGATCCAGGTATACGGGCACCAGAACTTAGCAGGTGCGAGCTTTATACCAATTAAATTTTGTTTATAATGTGAGAGCCATGGACACGGACTGAGATCTGTCCGTTATAATATTCATTTGATTCTAATACTTTTCGGTCGAATTGTTCGCGGGCCTCAACGTATGATGTTTCTGCTTTGCTTTTGCAGTAGTGCAATATCTCTCTTGTGAAATTTTCTTTGCCTAAGGTGTTTATATCTGCCTGAAGATTGGGGCTACTACCCCAATATTCTTTCCAATCTGAATCTACTTTAGATCTGATTTTCTTTTTCTTTTTTGTACCATTCTTTAATTTTATAGTCTTATAGGTAGTTTTTGCAAACTTTGCAAGTTTCTTTCCTATATACTTTTTATTATTTGTTAAATTTGTGATAATATATACATACCCAATACAATCTTCTGGTAGTTCAATAACTTCTTGATCTTTATAAGTCCATAACATTATAATATTACCATGGCATTACTTTTGGCCAATACGGCCAAGTTGCAATATTAAATCCAAAAAATTTATTAGTGCTACATACTCCGGGTAACCCCATTTTACTACATGCTTCGTAATAGTAGTTTTGATAACTTAATTTAACCAAATATAATTTATTATGCCCCATCATTATAGGAACTAATGTCGGAGTTGTTTGTAAGAATTTTACTAATCCCTCTAACACTCCTATCCATCGATGATTGAGAATGTCGTCGAGTATTACTATACCTTCATTACTGATAAGATTACTTGCAAGTTTCAAATCATTCATAGTATGGATTGCAGTATGGCCGCCATCAATAGACATAAATCTTAAAGAACCCGGTTCAATTATTTTATCAAGTTGTAGTTTAGAATCAGTAGAGTCACCTTGTATAATAGTTGTATTTTGTCCTTGATGTACATCATAATTTAATAAATTATGCTTAAAATAATGTATATTTCCGCAGCCAGAATTATCTATATTAAGTGACTGTGATTCAAACACATCTACTGCATATGATTTGTCTTGAAGTTCAGTTATTTGATTTAACAATAAAAATAATTTACCATGATGGACCCCAATCTCACAAACCCCACCAGTTTTGTTTATTGGTAAATTATTAAAGTAATCAATTGTAGTAAATAGCTCATCCTCAACCCATCCCTCTACAATTTTAAATCCGTTGTCACGATAATGTTCTAACGCTTTATTCATTTTATTTTGCTAACTTCGCTTCTTTACGAGCGTTCTTTTCAGCAGTAATTTCGTTACGGCGTGCTTTAACAGCTTTGGCTAGCTCTCCTAATGCTTTGCGAGCACGAGTACCGGCAGCTGCATTGCCTGCTGAGAATTTTGCATCTTCTGCTAAAAATCCGTCCATGCAATCTTTAATTTGTTGTGTTGATGACATTTGTTTTTCCTTTAGGTGGTCTTCCACGTTTTTTTGGCAATGCTTTTAATCTTGCCTTTTCTTTTTTTACTAATCTTATATTAGCTAATTGTTCTTTACATACTAATTTACTTTGTTGTTTTAGTTGTTTTGCTAACGTTTCTACATTTCTTAATTCTCTTCTACATAAGTATCCGGGAGATCTACCAGTAGTTTGTACAAAAATTAAATTTTGATTATGCAACTCTGCAAATGCACTTACTAACTGCGAATACAATTCTCTATACTGTTTTATATTATCACTCAACATAGTCTACATTGTTGTTATAGCTGGTAAAACCGTTTTCTTTAATTACTCTAAGTACATTGTTCACTCGTCCTATGAGTTCATCTTTATGACTTATTAAGTATATATTCTTATTTCTCTCTCTTGCCATTTTTTTCAATACTGCTAATGCTGATTCAACTCCGGCTGCATCCATTCCAGCATCTATTAGTTCATCAATAAACAATAAATTAATAGGGTGATACAATCCTTCCCATACATCTCTAAATGCAAAACTCATACTAAGTATTAATCTGTTCCGTTCACCTCGACTTAGATTATCAAAATCTAAATCTTGTCCTAGTTGGGTAATTTCAACTGTAAGGTCATTTTGAAAAATTACACGATGTGGCAATCCTAACTTGTCAATGTAATAACTTAATCTCTTATTCAGATAACTTAGATTTTGATCAATAATCTTTTTACGGATAAAACTATCTTTATTAGTTAGCAGTTTATATAGGAACACCTGATGATCTTGGAGTTTAATTAATAAGTTTACAATGTTCCAATCAACTTCTTGTATAGCTGTATTATTTAATTCTTGAATCTGCTCTTCATATGGATTTTGTTCGTCTATTTTACTTGTTAAGTTCTTTTCTAAACCATCCAAATTGTTTTTATGACCTAGGGCTTCTGCTTCTGTATCATAAAATGTTTGAGGTCGATGGGGTTGTTTTCCAATTATACTAATCTCTTCAATAATTTTGGTAAAATCTTGAGTCACTTTATCAAAGTATTTGGTTGCGTCGACTAGCTGCTGTTCAGCAATTGCGGTCATTTCTTTATGTTTATGATCGTGAAGTTCTTGTCCACATGCATGGCATGTTTTGTCAGACAAACTAACAAGTTCTTTATCACATTTTTTAACTGCTTTTTCAGCCTGACCGATAGCAGATTCCAATGTTGCCTGTTGTTTATTAAGATTTTTAATTTTAATTTCGTTGTTGACCCATAGTTTAAGGAGGCCATGAGAGATTATTTCTGTTTCAATGTCAACATTTTCTAATCTCATCATTGCTCGACCTAGATTTTCTATGTCTGTTTCTTTCTTAGATTCCCATGCTGAACTTTTAATCTTAAGACTATCTATACTTTTTTGTACATTACTATTGGCATTCTTTACAGCTTCAATTTTAACCGTTTCTATTTGAATAGAATCTTTGCTTTCTTTAATTGCTAGTTTAAGAATTTCTGCTTTTTCGGATAACAATGTTATTCCTAGCAGTTGTTCAATAACTTCACGTTGATCAGCAGCCTTCATTGAAAGGAATGGCTCAGTATAGGTATTAAGTGCTACTAAGTGTTTGAACATAGTATGACTCATTTCCATCATTTGTTCAATGGATTTCTGAGTTTCTCTACTATCTCCCTGACTATCATCTTCTTCATCAATTTTTAGTTCTGTGTCATTAACGAACAATTTAAGTATATTAGGTTTTCGTCCTCTTTCAATACGATATTTGGTATTATTCTTTTCAAACTCAACAGTGACCAACATTCCCTTACCGTTAGTTTTGTTAATTAAGTTTTCTTTTCGAATATTTGTTAGAGCTTGCCCATATAATGCATAACTTAACGCATTGATGATAGTGGTTTTCCCCGTGCCATTCCTAGATCCAGTATCGTCACCACCTAGATCTAAATTTGACCCAAGTACTAATGTAAGATGTTCTTTATCAAAGTCAACTGCCTGTGTTTGATTTCCCACTGATAGGAAATTTCTCACAGTTATATTACAGAGTTTAAATGCCATGTATTATTATAAATTATTGTAAATTTCTAAAAGAGTAGCTTTGTCAAATTGTCCTGATTCGATATTAATAAGTTGTTCAGATACAATTTGATCAACGCTTTCGAATGTTTGATCTGGATTGTCGTCTATAGTACCATCCAAATTTGTTTTATCTTGAATAAGACTTATTTCACGGATGTCATAATCGGCAGTAAGTGTTTCTTTAATAAAGTTTGCTTCTTCATAACTAATATCAATATCTAGATTAACCTTGAAATGCATCTTACCCTTCATAATTGTGTCTTTTTGATCTATCAAATCGCTAAGTTTAATAGATCTATACTTAGGACAATTACTCCAATTAATAAAATTTGGTTCTCCGCCCCATTCTAATGTCATCATTCCTCGGTCGTCGTCACCGACATCTGAATAATTGTGCGGAAATGCATTACCAATATAGATTACTTTATTGTTAGTTTGCCGTTTGTGGAAATGACCACTGAATATATAATCAGGTCCATTAAAGTCTTCTGCCCTAAGTTCACCATGATCGGGCATCTGTACCATTGCATTCATAAAAAACTTAGGTAATTCAAAATGACCAAACACGTATTTGCTTTTGATATCCTTCATTTTCTTCCATTCATCACCTACTAACCACGGTACAAGGGTAACGTTATCTAACTCAGTGATACAATCTACCACAGTTACGCCAGGAATATGACGTCCAAATGCACTGCTATGGATATCCCGCTTGTCTTTATAGAACAAATCGTGATTACCTGGAAACCAAAAGAATTGTTCGAATGCTGCACCTAATTTTTCTAAGCATCTTAGACTTGTATCTAACGTAATTAGATTGAGACTATTTCTATTATGACTCCAATCACCAAGGAAGATACATGTTTCACAACTAGCTTTCTTAGCTTCATCAATAAACCAATCTACAAATTCTTCACAATCTCTAAGATGAGTAGCACTATTGGACTTAAGACCATAATGTATATCTGTAAAACAGGCAACTTTCTTAAATAGGGGCATATATTAATTTCCTATCTTTACTGTACAATAAAAAATGACAAAAGTCAATGGTCAGTTTCATCAGTCTCTTCAAAATCACCTTCTACACTTTTCGGCATTCTAAAGTTTTTATATAATTCAGCCTGACGTGCAGTTTCTTCAGCGTAGCCCTGTTGATTTTGTCTAGTAAGGCTAGGAGTCAATCCGTGCGATTCTAACATATCATCTCGGATATTTTGATTCTTCTTTTCTATATTAAGTACACGAGTGAAGCTATTTGTTACTGCGGCTGTATAATAAGCAAATGGATTTTCAGATTTACTTTCGTCAAATTGCAAACCAATTTGACTTAATTGCAAAATAGCCTGTCCTCTCATTTCTTCTACATAGGTATATCCACGCCAATTGCTACGTTGGGCATATCTTTCACTTAGTTTAATATACATTTTACCCAAGTTTTCTGTAATGCGGCCGTGCTCTTTGCTAAATTTACCGGTATCTAACGGGCCTTTCCAATGTGACTTTCCAACACATACTAATTCGTCAGTATCGTTAAATTTCCAATGTTGGTAAGGAGGGAAGTTTACTTTTTCATGAGAATCTGCAGTTGTCTTAGTTGTTTTTTTACGACCCGGTGCTAGTGGAATATGATTGAATGTCATAATTCTAAAAACCACATCGATTTTTGCTATAGATTTATAGTCTTCGGTACATTCTGCTAGTTTAATTTTCTTATCACCACTTGCTCTTGCTGTTGCAAATTTAGCTAATCCTAATCTCTTGGCTTTAGCACGTTTAGCATCTGCTATGGTTCTAATGTTTATTTTATCTAAATTAGTTAAAATTATGTCATGTTGACTATAGTCTGATTTTTCGTATGTTGAGAATGAGCACTTACTACGATGGATTTCTGCTAATAAATCTTTATTGTTTAAATATTTTACTTTTCTTCCTGTGGGAATTAAACTTACGGTCATTGTTGTTATTATCCTTATAATAGATATTATAGCATATTGAACATGCTAAGGTCAATGGTTATTGGGGCGTTTTATTTATGGTAAATATACTATGCAAGGAATTATATAGTATGGCAGACAATTTAGAAGATCGTGTTAGTCTTGAAGAAAGCCTTTCTTTTGGAGAAAGAATCGTTCCTGGAGTTGCAAAGGGTGCAATGCCTAAAAAACCTCACCCCGCCCAAACAATATTTAAAGATATTAATGGAAATTTATCAAGAGATGACACACGGGTTAGGCTGTTAGTCCCTCCAAAATATATTACCTCTCGGCTTAGTGGTGATGGCGGCGCTGGTGGAAATTTTGCAATTGCACGTAATGGCGGTATATTGTTTCCATATACTCCTAGTATCTCCTATGATGTTTCTGCGGAATATTCTGAAGCAAAACCCCTTCATTCCAATTTTTCCATTAACTTTTATCAACGGAGTTCGATAGGCAGGATTTCAATCACTGGTAAATTTTCTGTAGAAAGCGCTGAGGATGCTCAACTATATTTGTCCACGGTGCAACTATTAACTTCATTAACTCGAATGCGTTCGGGAGGACTAGATGGCGATATAGATAGTGGTGCACCGCCGCCAGTGTGTAGGTTGTATGCTAACGGAGAATCTATGTTACATAATGTACCAGTTGCTATTGTTAGCTATCGAGTAGAACTGACTGATTCGGTGGATTACTTTACAATTGTTAAAGATAACAGATTTGGAACTACTTCGGTTCCTACGGTATCCACTATAGCAATCACATGTATTCCTATGTATAGTAGAAATGAAATGCAAAAATTTAATGTGACTGGATATACTGACGGTTCTTTAAAAAATAAAGGTTACATCTAATGACAATGTATACTAAAAAAAG